AGCACTTGAAGAAAACACTAAACGAACTGCTCTTGGATTTATAGGACTATACTTGAATAAACCTATCCATCTCCAGAGTGTAGACTATAGTACCGAAGAACTAAAGGAAGGATTTGACAATGTATTGGGAACTGGGAATTTGTTTCTTTATGATCATTGGGGGAGTATGGAAATCTCCAATCTTTTCAACAAGATCCGTTACCTTGTTAAGGGAGTGGGATGTACTCACATTATCCTTGATCATATCACCATTATTTTATCTGGTTTGGAAGGTGGTGATGAAAGGAGAATGCTAGACTTTGTAATGACAAAGCTCAGGAGTCTAGTAGAAGAAGTACAATGTGCATTAATATTGGTATCACATCTCAGAAGACCTTCAGGAGACAAAGGGCATGAGGAAGGAGTAAGAACTTCACTCAATCAACTTAGAGGTTCTCATGGTATCGCTCAACTCTCAGACATAGTAGTTGGATGTGAACGTAATCAACAAGATGAGGAAAATCCTGATGTCACTACAGTTAGGGTTCTAAAGAATCGTTGGACAGGAGAAACAGGAGTAGCAGATACTTTATACTATTCTAAAGAAACTGGAAGGATGATAGTTGGTGCATCTCCAGAAAAAGTTAATGCTTATGGATTTGAAAAGGAGGAAAAGGAGGATTTCTAATGGAGAACATAATATTAGATATAGAAACAGATGGTCTTTTGGATTCAGTTACCAAAGTTCATTGTATAGTAATGAAAGTAGAAACTAAGTTATATGATACTCATGCTTACTATGTACAGGTAGCAACTACTGAATCAGAAAAAAAGGAAGCAATCGAAAAGTTACGAGTTAATCATATCATAGGACATAATGTCTTAGGATTTGACTTGGAAGTTTTAAATCGTTTGTATGGATTAGAGGTTCCTGTGGATCAGGTAACTGATACTTTGATTTTATCTCGTTTAATTTATCCTGATATTCGCCAAGAGGATGCAGTAATCAAAAGATTAGAACCTCGTTTATGGGGATCTCATTCCCTTAAAGCATGGGGATATCGTCTTGAACATTTTAAAGGAGAGTTTGGAAATGAGGAAGAAGACTTCCAGGAACTCTCTCAGGAAATGATTGATTACTGTACAAACGATGTTGAACTAACCAATATTTTATGGAAAAATTTAAGGGCAAAATTACCACCAGAAAAATCGGTACGTTTGGAACACAATATTGCTAACATTTGTTATCAACAGGAAAAAAATGGATTTGCTTTCAACGAAGAACAAGCAATCAAATTGTACTCAAGACTATCCAAAAGACGAGATGAGTTGTCAGAACAACTTAAAGAAGTCTTCGGATCATGGCTCATCAATGAAGGGCTTCGTAGGAATGAACTTTATTCTAAAATTAAAATTGTGGATTTCAATCCTAACTCTAGGAAACACATCGCAAAAAGACTCAAAGAGTTACGAGGATGGCAACCAAAAGAGTTCACTCCTTCAGGAGAAGCTAAAGTTGATGAGGCTATTCTCAAAAAGTTAGAGTATCCAGAAGCTAAGTTAATGTCTGAATACTTAATGATTAATAAACGCATTGGTCAACTTGCAGAAGGAGATCAAGCTTGGTTAAAACTAGTTAAACAGGGGAGATTACATGGAAGAGTCAATACGATGGGAGCATCGACTTCAAGGGCATCTCACTCAAATCCGAACCTCGCTCAGGTTCCAAATACAAACGCACCCTATGGGAAGGATTGCAGGTCTTTATTTGTGCCGAATCGAGGACAGAAACTATTGGGGATTGATGTGTCTGGGCTTGAATTGCGGTGCTTATCGCATTATCTTGCTAGGTATGACAATGGTATTTATGGTAAGAAACTGTTGGAGGAAGATATACATACTGTTAATCAGGAAGCCGCAGGGTTGGCTACAAGGGATCAAGCGAAGACTTTCATATATGGTTTTCTGTATGGTGCAGGAGATCAAAAGATCGGTGAGATCGTGGGGAAAGGTAGAAGAGAAGGAAGACTTTTAAAGACTAAGTTTCTCTCTCAACTTCCAGCATTGAAATCACTAAGGAAAGCTGTTCAGGAAAAAGCAGTAACACAAGGAACTATTAAAGGATTAGATGGTAGACTTGTGCCTGTTAGATCTAAACATGCAGCTTTGAATACACTCCTACAATCCGCAGGAGCTATTATTTGTAAACAATGGGTAGTGGAAATGCATTCACTACTTAATCAAAAAGGGTTCAAACGTGGAGAGGACTATGATCAGGTAGCGTTTGTCCATGATGAAGTACAACTAACAGTAAAGGAGGATCATGCCACAGAAATCGGTAGATTATGTGTCGAGGCAATTACCACTACAGGGACTAAATTTGGACTCCGAATACCACTCTCAGGAGAGTACTCAATCGGAGAAACTTGGGCAGAAACACATTGATTTTGTTTCTCAAGGAAAAGTAAACCAGACTATAGGATTAGCAGGAGAAGATCTTGTACGTTATCTATTACATAGATGGAGTTATGATATCTTTGAACCATGTAATCCAAGTAGTAGATGTGATTTTGTAATTAATCAAAATAATAAATGGATTACTATTCAAGTTAAAACATCAGAGAAACAAGATCGTGTATATTTAAAACGAGAGAAAGGAGATAGAAAAAATAACAGTAGAAAAAACTTTGCTTATACTGAAGATGATTTTGATTTTTTATTTGTAGTAAAGTTTCCAAAAATTTATGTAATTCCATACATAGAAATTAAAAATGATAATGTAAAGATGAAAGATTATGAGGATTACGCTTACGATCTAAATGATCCTGAAACTTACAATAATCCACCACAACTATAAGAGGAAATATGAAAAAAGAAAGAGTAGCAGTAATAGATGCAGACATCTTACTATATAAAGCATGTAGAGTAGCAGAAGAAGAAGTTAATTGGGGAGATGATCAATGGGTACTTTGGTCAGATCTTAATAAGGTTAAGACTATCATTGATGATCAAGTTAGTTTAATAGTTGAAGAGATGGAAGCAGATAGAAGCATTCTTTGTTTCTCTGATAAGAAGAATTATCGGAAAGAAATTAATCCTGAATATAAAGCTAACCGAAGAGGAGGAAGAAAACCTTTATGTTTTCAAGGAGCATTGCAATATTGTAAGGATACATATCCTTTCCGTCAGTTTACTTCTTTAGAAGCTGATGATGTAATAGGAATCATTGCTACTACTGAAAGTGATAAGAATGAATATGTTATTGTAAGTGAAGATAAAGATCTTTTAACTGTTCCAGGATTACATTGGGATCTAAAAAGTAAAGAGGTTTATTCTTTATCTGAAGATGAAGCAGATTTTAATTTCTTTGCTCAAACTTTAACAGGAGATACAGTAGATAATTATAAAGGCTGTCCTAATGTAGGTAAAGTAACAGCAGAAAAATTATTGAAATCTGTAGAACCAAAAGATCTTTGGGAAACTGTAGTAACTAGGTATGAGAAAGCAGGACTAAAAGAACAAGATGCTATCTTAAATGCTCGTATGGCTAGAATACTCAGGAAGTGTGAGTATAATAGAACAACTGAAGAAGTTAAACTATGGAGTCCTCATGACTAACTATGATATGGATGAGATAGAAAGAAATAAATCTCAGAAACAAAAAGAACAATGGAGAGAATATGTTGATGAGAGTTTAAAGCATCCCTTAGATAATAGATACAGTTCACAAGAAGGGTTTGGAAGAGATGATCAAACAAATATAAAAGAGATTCTCAGGAAGAACTCAAAAATTCCTACTAAATCTTGTCAACAATGGGATGCACAAACTCAGAGTTATGTAGAAGTAATAAAAGATCGCCCAAGATTAGAAAAGGAAGAAGTAACTAATCCCAAACACTATGACAAAGTAGGATTTGGGATTCAACCTTTGGAATATATCATTGCTAATGAATTAGATTTCTTGGAAGGTAATGTGATCAAGTATGTATCACGTTATCCACATAAAGGAGGTTTAAACGATTTATTAAAAGCTAGAACTTACATTGAAAAACTTATAGAAAGAGAGAGGATAAAAGATGAATAAATTACCAACCCAGTATCAGGAGTATATACATTTAAGCCGATATTCAAGGTGGCTACCAGAAGAGAAACGAAGAGAAACATGGAAAGAAACTGTTAGTCGATACTTTAAATTCTTTGAAGAACATTTAGAGGAGAATTTTTCCTATGAAATTCCTAAGAAACTCAGAAGGGAATTAGAAGAAGCTGTACTAAACTTAGAGATAATGCCTAGTATGCGTTGTCTTATGACCGCAGGACCTGCTCTAAAGAAGGAGAATATTGCTGGATACAACTGTGCATATACTCCTGTAGATTCCATGAGATCTTTTGATGAAATTCTATATGTCCTCATGAATGGTACAGGAGTAGGTTTTTCTGTAGAAACTAAGCATATACATAAGCTACCATTTATTCCAGAAGAGTTGTATCCTACTGATACAGTTATAAAGGTAAGAGATTCTAAGTTAGGATGGGCTAAGGCTTTTAAGGAACTTCTTTCTCTTCTCTGTACTGGCTTGATTCCCACTTGGGATATGTCTGCAGTTAGACCTGCAGGAGCAGTACTTAAAACATTTGGAGGAAGAGCAAGTGGACCTGAACCTTTAGAATCTTTGTTTCAATTTACTGTAGAAAAATTTCAAGGATCAAAAGGTAGAAAACTTCGTCCATTAGAATGTCATGATATAGTCTGTAAAATTGCAGAGTGTATTGTAGTTGGAGGAGTAAGAAGGAGTGCATTGTTATCTCTTTCAGATCTTGGTGATGATGAACTCCGTAACTGTAAGAGTGGTGGATTTGGTTATGAAAATGCACAACGATACCTTGCAAATAACTCAGCAAATTACCACGCAAAACCAGACTTAGGAACATTCTTGAAGGAATGGAGAAGCCTTTATATGTCAAAGTCAGGTGAGCGTGGTATCTTCTCTTCTTTTAATGCTAAAAAACATACAGAAAAGCTAGGAAAACGTAGAGAAACTAAGCACGACTTTGGAACTAATCCCTGTTCTGAGATCATACTTAGACCTAGAGAGTTCTGTAACCTTACGGAAGCAGTAGTAAGGAGTAATGATAGATGGTCTGACATTCAACGTAAAGTTGAGTTAGCAACTGTTCTTGGAACATGGCAATCAACGCTAACAAACTTCAGGTACATCTCAAATAAGTGGAAAATAAACTGTGAAGAAGAAAGATTATTAGGAGTTAGTTTAACTGGTATCATGGATAATGATTTAACTAATGGGCATGACTTGGTATCTCCTACCGAAATTGATGAGTTATCTGAACAGTTGGAACTTCTTAAAGAAAAAGCAGTAAAACAGAATAAATGGATGTCAGGACAGATAGGTATTAATTCTTCCTCAGCCATTACTGCAATCAAACCTTCAGGAACAGTCAGTCAGTTAGTAAATTCTTCTTCTGGAATACATACACGACACAATCCATATTATATACGAACAGTAAGAGGAGACAAGAAAGATCCAATCACTCAACTGATGATAGAACAAGGTATTCCCCATGAAGATGATGCAGTTAAACCTGAAACAGGTACAGTATTTTCTTTTCCTATGGAGTCTCCTAAAGATGCTATATACAGAGATGATTTATCTGCAATAGATCAACTAGTTTTACACTCCGTTTATACAGAAGCATTTACTGAACATAAAGTTAGTCAGACTATTTCAGTAAAAGAAGATGAATGGTTGGAAGTAGGAGCATTTGTATACAGAAACTTTGATGGAATCTCTGGAGTTTCCTTTCTTCCTCATTCTGATCATGTATATAAACAAGCACCATACCAAGATTGCTCTGAAAAAGAGTATAAATCCCTACTAAAAAAGATGCCTGTTCTTGATTGGAGTAAGCTTTCTGAATATGAAAGTGATGACTATACTATCTCCTCCCAGGAGCTTGCTTGCTCAGGGGGAGCGTGTGAAATTAATTAATAAATTCAATAGATAAGAGTTATATCTTTGTTTTACTATATACAAATTCCCTACTCTAGAATAGAAAGGTTATGTTATGATAGGAGCTTATAATATTTCAGAGGATTTATTAGATTGGTTAGGTGAAACTTTTCCTAATGGATTACCTAGAAATAATTCAATAAGTATTGAAGAACTAAGATTTCTTCAAGGTCAACAGGATGTAATTAATGTTATTAAAGCTACTTATAAGGAGAGTATAGAAGATGTGCATGATGAATCAAGGATCTGAGCCACCTGATGTAGTTCCAGAAAAGTTTGTAGCTGCTGCTGGAAAAGGACTTACAACTCAAGATCCTAGATTTAAACCAAATAAACTAAGAAGAAAAAGAATGAACCTAAGAATTAGGAAACCTTCTTAAAATTTTAAAAGAGAAATAAATATGAAAGTTTATACAGAAGTTATTTATGAATGGAAAGATGGTGGACTAAAAGAAATCTCATCTGAATCTTTTGATTATGAAGGAGAAGTAACTCAATGTTGGGGATTTGGAGGTAGTATTTCTATTCCTACCTTTTCTTATGATCCAAATGCAGGTCTTATAGGTGGAGGTTCAGGAATAGGTGATTTAGGTGGAGGAACATTAGGACAAAACTTAGGAAATATAGATCTTGATCCAAGTACTTCTTCTATAAATCCTCTTGACCAACCAAATTTAGGACAGTTTGGAACAGGTCAAGGAGGAACAATGGGAAATCTTTTTGATAATTTAAGTACTGGAGGTCAGATGATGCTCAGTAATGTTAATGCAGGTCTAGGTCTTATCCAGCAATGGGGAAATGAACTCTCAGATTTTCTTTTACCAAAGAGTAAAGGTCAAACTGTAGATGCTCCTAAATGGCAATCAGGAATGAAAGGACAACTAAAAAATAAATCGGCTGCAGAATTAGCAGCAAACAAAGCAAAAAATCAAGCACGAGGATCTTTACGAATAGATGCATAAATGAAGTATAAAACAAAAACTGAAATTAATGTAGACTCTGAGTATCCTGAAGAAGGAGAAGTAAAAAGTAGATATATTAAGTATTCAGCAGATAGAGATCTCTACCTTGATAGAGGAAGAGAAGCTTCCTTGTTTACCATTCCTAGTCTCTTACCTCTAGAAGATCATACAAGTACCTCAGAATTACTAACTCCCTTTCAATCTGTAGGAGCAGAAGGAGTAAACAATTTAAGTTCTAAGCTTCTATTGACTTTGCTTCCACCTAATTCCCCCTTTTTCCGTTTAGTTATAGACAATGCAGAACTAGAAGCACTCATAGCTGAACAAAGATCTGAAGCTGAAGAGTCCCTATCAAAAATTGAACGCTTAGTAATGCAGGAAATTGAAGTCCGTGGATTAAGAGTTCCTATTTCTGAAGCCCTTAAACAACTTATTGTTACAGGAAATGTTCTCGTTTATCTACCTCCTAAAGATCAGATAAGAGTTTTCCGTTTAGATCGTTATGTTGTTAAACGAGATGCAATGGGAAATGTATTAGAAATCATAACAAAAGAATCCTTATCTCCTCTTTCTCTTCCCGATAAAACCAAAGAACTCCTAGACGATCCTGAATCTGAAGACACTACAAAAAATCAAGACCTCTATACTTGTATTAAATGGACAGGAAAAAACTGGATGATTCATCAGGAGTTAAATGGTGATATAGTTCCAGGATCAGAAGGTACATACACCAAGAAACGTAATCCTTTTCTTGCACTCCGATTTACATCAATGGATGGAGAAGATTATGGAAGAGGATATGTAGAAGAATATTTAGGAGATCTGAAATCCTTAGAATCCCTTACTCAATCCATTGTTGAAGGTTCGGCTGCAGCAGCAAAAGTATTATTTCTTGTGAGACCAAATGGTACTACAAGAGTTAAGACTTTAGCAGAGTCTCCTAATGGAGCTATAGTAACAGGAGATGATCAAGATGTTTCTTCTCTCCAACTAGGAAAAGCTCAGGACTTTGCTATAGCTGCCCAAACTATTCAAATGTTACAGACTAGGTTATCAAGGGTATTCCTAATGAACTCTTCTATACGAAGAGATGCAGAAAGAGTTACTGCAGAAGAAATTAGAATAGCTCATCAAGAATTAGAAATAGCTTTAGGTGGAGTTTATGCAGTTCTTTCACAGGAATTTCAATTACCTTTAGTAGAGCTTCTAATGCAAAAGATGGGTAAAGAAAAGAAAATTCCTGCTTTACCTGATGAAGGATTAAAACCTCTTATTATTACAGGAGTAGAAGCTCTTGGAAGAGGAGAAGATCTTAATAAATTAGGAATGTTCTTACAGCAACTAGCTCCTTTAGGACCAAATGTATTTCAGGAACTAAATGTTTCTGATTATATTACTCGTCTTGCAAGTTCTCTTGGAATTGATACTGAAGGATTAGTAAAGACTGAGGAACAGAAAGAGCTTGAAGCACAAGCAGCACAAGCTAAACAAGCTGAGATGGTGAATCAACAAATGTTAGGTAAGATGGCTGAAAAAGGTACTCCAGAACTTATGCGTGGTTTAAACGAAATACCAGATGAAGGACAAGCACCTCCACCTGAAATGACTAATTAACTTCAAAAAGAGGAGATAAATATGGCAGAATTCCAACAAATAAGCACTCATGAAGATGCTCCACCACCTCCAGAAGGAACTAAGGAGCATGAACAAGCAATGGTTCAATTAGCTGAAGAAGCTAATGCAGTAGAAAGAGAAGATGAGCAACCAGCATGGCTTCCAGATAAATTTGAAAGTCCTGAAGATATGGCAAAAGCTTATCATGAATTAGAAAGGAAACTATCATCCGAATCGGAGTCTGTGACGGACAGCGATGAGGGTACACCACCTCCGCAGACTCCTCTACCAAGTATAGAGGAAACTAAAAAAGCTTTATCAGAACAAGGATTAGATTATGATAAGTATCAGAAAGAATATGTAGATACTAATACTTTATCAAAAGAATCTTATGCAGAACTTAAAGAAAAAGGGATGAGTTCTGAAATGGTTGATTCATGGATCGAAGGTCAAAATGCAATAACAGAAAAACTTACAGATGCGGCTTATAGTGTTGTAGGAGGTGAGAAAGCATATAATGATATAGTATCATGGGCTGCAAAGTCTTTATCCCAAAATGAACAAGAAGCTTTTAACAGAGCGTTAGAGAGTGCAAACCCGAATGATGGTATGTTTGCAATAAAATCTCTTAACGCTCAATACAAAATGGCAAACGGAAGTGATCCAAACTTATTGCAGGGATCAACTGGTGGATCTGGATCAGGAGCATACAAGTCATTAGCACAAATGTCTGAAGCAATGCGAGATCCTAAATATCATAGTGATCCTGCTTTTAGGGAAGAAGTAACTAGGAAACTAGAATCTTCTAACCTTATGTAATACGGAAGTAAAACATACGAACAAAATTATTGCCCTCTGA